AATACACTCCGTTAGTGGTCATTCCGCCTATGTGAGCTTCTTTCTTCAACAGCCGTTGAATTTCATTGTGGTATTCCACTGAAAAAGCCCTCATAAACATCGCAACCATCAAACAATGCATAATGTACCCTGTAGATCCGTCACATTTGCTAATATCAGTTGGTAACAATTCTTCAGTTTCCGCTGCTAGTTCCATCAATCTTTGTTCTATCATTTTAGGATGCTTTCCAAAAGCATACCAATCCGCTGGTTTCAACATCTTCTCACATAGCACATGCGTGAATTGGCCCAACCTAAAGTTGTGCCCCATCGGCAATGTGCTAATGTTCCTAGGTGCTGTCACCTTCCCATAGAATTCTGATTTCTGGAAACTCCTAACAGAAGTATTATTGTCTACAAACATCATGTGTTTTACCTGATCAATTAATGATCTCTGTGTTGGTCGGTGGAATTTGTCTTCTTGCTGGGTATGCTCTAAAGGGCACAAAGACCCTACCATAGATTCTGGTATCAAATGCTTCAAAAATTCATCTAAGCAAAGCCAAAAGAATGGTGGATAAGTATCTACCTTATTCGCTACATTCTTTACGCGGTGCTCCAAGCATGCATGGTCATTATTGTAAGACTTCACAGGTGCTGTTGCTCCCAACATTAATGGGGGAAAAGCTACTCGGTGACGTTCCTTACCTTGCTCATGTACCAAGGGGTACAATGACTGATATGACTCAGGCAACATTTTGACTGGATTTGTTATCATTCCTACGGTTGAAACGAAACTTTGGTTTTGCAACAATTCAAAAAGTATCACGGCTGATGTCTGTGCATCAGTTTCGTCATAGGATCGCAATATTCTCTCAATGTCTGACACGTTAGGCTTGTTTGATAGTCTCATTCTACCAAACACAGTCATCAGTGCTTTGTCAGTTACATCAATAGAAGTATGATAATCTCTATAGCCGAAATTATGCACTACTTTCGTAGAGTCATCTTCGCCGATTAACCTCTTCACATATGTCACATTTCCAAATGTTAATTTCCTTCTCTCTAATCTATACCCGGACAAGAACCAAGCCCACGGACCATACACCTTTCTAACACAGTTTAGGTATATTAGTCTTTTCTGGAAGCCTACTGATTTTTGTTCAATCAAATACAAACAACTACCCCACCAATGGTCTACTATCAAATGATCATTATCATAATTCCAAAGCTGATGTTGATATTCAGCTCCACCTTGAACTTTCAT